GGTTGCGGCGGCTTCCGCCTTTTCCCTTGCGATGTCAGCCCCTGCAACATCACTCAGAGTGTTGAGGGTGTTGGCGTTCATTGGAGTCCCCTCGACAACAGGTTCGTCATTACGAATCAAAGTGATGATTTCTGATGTGCCATCAGATTTCATCATAGTCCAACGCCCGGGATATTTTGCCTTTCGGTCAACAAAGTGCATAATAGGGTTCACCTCCGCATATTGTATCTGAACAATAAAGTAAGTGGTCTTTTGCCATCGCTTCAATGTCAGACAAAACTTTTTCTACTTGATTGATAATCGCAAAATGATAACTCAGCGCCTCGGGAGTTTCCGGGGTAGAACTTTTGCCACTGCATTTGGAACGAATGGCTTTCACGTTATCAATCCACCGAGTGGCATCCGCAACGGTCAGATAATCATTGATTGTCCAACCAGCTTCCACAGGAACAGTTAAACCGACCGTCCCTGAAAAAATAAGCTTGCTGTCGTCGCCGTAATAAGCGCTTCCATTTGTAATGTTGACGTAGTCGTTTGCGACAACCCATGATGGCTCGACAGAGGGCGGGTAGAAGTTGTTGGAGGCGGCGAAATAGAGCTGGTATTCGACGCCCTTTTCCAGCGCGAAATCGCCCATGTCCAGCGCCACGTCGTTGTAGCCGCGGATAATGTCGATGAACTTGTCCACTAGGGCGGTCGTGGAGTCGTACTTGCGCAGGACGGTGCGCATCGTGCCCGGCACATAGCCCTTGACACGGAATTCCAGCGAGCGGAGCCGCAGGTCCGCTTTCTTGGCCGTCAGCGGCATGAAAAACTCGAACTTGGCGGGATAAGTGTCCCATGCAGGAATGTCGCCGCTTTCATTTTTCGCAGTAACAACTTGAATGTTTTGCTGTACAATCCTTGCAGAATAAGGTGCGCCAACGATTTCGGCGAGTTCTTTGATTCCGTTTTCAATGCGGTTGTAATCCGTATAGCTCAGAGCGCCCTTCATGCCAGCAGCCCATTCTTGCTGTTCTTCTTCTGTCCATGTGCCAGTTCTTGCCTTTGCGGTCAGTTCTTTTACCCGGTCAACATCAGCTTGCGTTCGGTCTGTAATCCACGTTGCCATATTTCACCTCTTAAAAAATCAGTTTGCCGTCAGCGTCAATAGCGAGAGACTTTGGGACGGTAAATGCAGGGTGAACAACATTGTCATACTTACGGGGGGAATCGTCATTCGTAGCGTAAGAAATCGTCTCTGCGTTGGTATTCACTTGTAACGTAGAATCATACACGGCGTATGCATTTACAAGTTTGCTGACCAACAGAGGTCGCCAGTACTTGTTGGCGCTTGAACTTGTGCCAGCAATATCACGAAGCATCTGAAGCGAGTACAGGTAAGGAGTTCTCGTCCAAATGGAACGTCCTCTGCTGGAGCCCTCCATGTCAGAGGCAAGCATCGTTTTCAGGATTCCAGATGCATTTTGCAGGGGAGTACCCTCGTTGTGCTTATAGCTCGGGCTACTAGTTGTCCAATTCGGAGCATCAGAGCCTTCCGTGTCGTATCCAAACTCGTGGTAAGAAAGCAGGAAAATGCTTTTTGCCATCGTAGTCACTTTGCTGCTACCAGAATTGCAATAAGAGTCAGAAAAACCGGGAGTATAATAGATGGTCGTCTTATCAATAGCTTGCTTCTGGGCGGAGCTGAACGAGTTGAAGTACTCTCCGTTGAGCCAGCTGTTTACGCTGCTGCTGGCGTAAGTAGACCATGTAGAGCTCCAAGCCATGATGGCTGCATAGTGTTTTCGAACCAGAAGAGTTCGCCCGGCTCCATTCAGCTCGCTTTCGTAGTCATGCTTTGCAACGATGAACTCGGCCACGTTACCGCCTTCATCCATAAGGACGGTGCCGCCCTCTGCAACATCAAACAGATTGTACGCTGCCGTAGCAAAGGAGCATTCCGCGGAGACGCCACCTGCCGAGGCTGTGACAACAGCCTTACCCGGGGAGTTCCACTTGACTTGACAGGTGGATTTTCCTTCTGCGTTTGTCAGAACGTGGATAGAGACGATTCCCTCAGGAGAAGCCGACCAGTTGATTTTCGGAGAATCAATAGAAGCAGGGGAGAGGGTGGCAGACAAAATAACGGAGTCGCCCCAGCCAAGCTGTTCACTGGTATGGTCAAGAGACATGGCCTGAGCATCTGCCATCATGTACCCTTCGACAGTGCCTTTGAAACACCCATTGAAGGTGTACTTTACATTGGTTGTCAGCAAGACAGCGTCGTAATTGAACTGATGGTGAATCTTTACAATATCAAGAGCATCAATAGTAGGGCTTGCCCGATAGGTAAGAGAAGCCTTGCGACGGTTAGAAAGGACTCCATAAGACTCCGTAAGGGCGTTCCTGGATTTTGCAAGGATGTCCTTTGTGAGCATAACATTGCTCAGAGTCTGGCTCACGCCTTTGCCCGAAGGATTTTCAGGATAAGCGTAGGTGGCATTTCCTACGGTGGTCACTACGTTAAGCATATTCTGGGCAAAGGTGATTTCCGGCCAAGAATAATTGTTCAGTACTGGAATGTCCAACACGGGGTTGGAGGCATCGGAGCCGTAGACTCGGTTGATTTTTATCACGCCATCACGGGTCTGGTACAGAGCCATTCCAGCCGCATTGGCCGCAAGCTGCAAAATATCAGAATTGTGATAAGTAGACTCATCGCTTGTAATGTCGGTGGAGTAATTTTTCAGTTCATCCGAAATATCAAAGGTAATTTCATCCGCTTCCAACAGCTCCAAAGCATCGTAGCACATCTCATAGAGCGTGCCGTATTTTCTTCCGGTGTACTTCGTGCTGGATAGATACAGGAAAGCGTCTCGCGCCTGAAAGGATGCCTCAATGCTGTTGGCAGGGACGCTCCACTCTGACAGGAAGAACATTCCTCCGCTCACCCATTCGGTCTTCCCGTCAACATCCATTCCATAACGAACAGTGACAGGCTGGCGCTCATAGATGTACTTGTAAATTCCTTGAGGGTTTACGGAGTCCCATGTGCGGTCGCTGTTGTCGAGGCTAAAGGAAATCGACTCCTGAGAAAGCTGCCCGGAGATAGGGTCTCTGGCAGAAGAATGGCTGTAAGACAAGATTTTGGTCTTGTCAAATACCAGATACCTTCCGATTTTCACTTGCTCGATCCTTACTCTTCGGTCGGGGAGACACCACTTTAGAACTTCAATCTCTACGGCATCAAACCCGGAAAGCTCAGCCTCAACATCAGAACGGACGGATTTGTTTCCGTTCACGGTCACAGTTTTTAGCTTGCTAGTTCCAAGGTATGCGCTGACCGAAAAATCCGTGGCGTACTCCCCGAATACTGTAGACCAGCAAATCGAAACGCCAGGAACGGAGGACTTGTTTTCACTTGGAAGTTCAAGCCGGATAACAGGATGGTTTGAATCGTCAAAAATCTCGGCACTCAAAAAACCAGTAGTTCCATACGGAGGAGAAGAAGGGACGATGCTACAGCTTCCATCAAGAACAGTAAGATTGGGCTCTCCTGTAGAATACCTCGAAATGGAAGCGTTATCAGAAAGTGCAATATTATGAAAGGTGGAGAACGGGGCTGCCGATGACGTGACGATGGTAGCTTTTTTATTGATGCCTGGCTCAGTGATTCCGCAGGTAATCTCCACAAAAGATTCCGGGACGAGGGTTTCATTAAATTTCTCTTTCCACTTATCGGAGACTTCAACCATGTATCATACCTCCACAAGAGAAAGTTTGCACCCTATCCACCCCATCACACCACCGGTTTTCGGCCCTCTACGCCACATGCCGCCGGTGCGGTCGGAGACATACATCTGACGGGTGGTATAACCGGCTGTGGCTTGATTGTAAAACTTAACGGTGCAGTAAAAATTTGTAGTGAAAAGGCTCAAGATGTCGGCCCACTGCCGCGCAGTGAGGTAGTTCCATGACATGGAGACTTTTGCTACATCATGCCGCACGACAGCGCCAACAACTTTACCCTGAACATTTCGTCCAGAGTCCACGATCGTGCTAGTCGTTCCCTCATAAGAGGAGGGTTCCGGTAGCTCTACGCCATTCACCGTAACCAGTGCAGGAATATTGGCCATCTGAACCATCCTTTCTTAATAGGAATAAACTTCAGTACCCATAATAGACACACCACGTTCTTTCTGGGTCTTTTCAACAGAAGCGGTGAGCTGCTTGCCGTCAAGGTACACTCTTATATCTCTTCCATCAGAGATTTCCTCTCCATACCGTTGCCATATGTCGAGGAATGCATTGTAGCAGCCGTTGTAAACAGCATCTCTCATCTCTTCGGAGTTTCCACTTGCGGCAGAATAGGTGCCACTATAGGAAGAGCTGGATGTCGAGGAATTGTAGCTAGAGCTTCCAACATACTGAGATGTATCGCTGTAACTACCGGTAGAATGGCTACCGCCAAGTTTCGATACGATTCCAGCGATTGCAATACCAAGGGTAGCGGCAGCAGCAAGGGCTACGATTCCAGCGGGAATGCCAAAAATCGTAGCGCTAAGGGCGGCACCCACAGCAGAAAGCATTCCCGCCACTGCGGTTCCGATAGTGCTTACCAGCCCGGCAAACCCAGCGAAAATTGTCGGGAAAGAACTGAGCAAGCCGCCAGACAGCGCAGCGCTGATTGCTTTAGCAGCCGTTGCGAGAGGAGACTTCACGTTTCCGAAAGCCTGCGTAATACCAGAAAGCATCGTCTGAGTTTCAGAGGAAACCTTTCCGAAGTTCTGAGTCAGTGCGCTTACCAGATTTTTGCCAATGGTAGCGGCTGTATTCAGCAGAGAAGAAGCTTGATTTTTCAGTTCTTTACTCAGTCTGCCAAGCAAATCGCTTGCAACGGACTTGACGCGTTTACGCTGCTCATCGCCCATAGCACCCCAAATGCCGGCAGCAATAGTAGTGCCAACCGTTTTCCAATCTCCGCTCTGTGCGGCCTGAATGAAAGTTTGCACCGTACCTAAGAAGTTGGTTTTAAGGTTGTTATCGAGTTCGGCCCACTTAGAGTCTAGCCCGGAAATGATGCCGTTGACGTAGCTTGTGCCGCAGTCAATGCCATAGTTCGCCATCTCTTCGCCCTTGAGCTTGGTGGCGTCTACGAGTTTATTCATAGCATCGTTGACGTAACCGAGAGCACCAGTAATGCCGTTGGCAAGGCCTTGAACGACGTAGCTGCCAATCCCTTCAAACCACTTAGAGGGAGAGTGAATATCAAGTTCATCTTGAGCGGTTTTCTTGATTTCATCGGTCAACTGTTTGGTCGCGTCATTTGACACATTGGTGTTCCCCGTGATGCCCTTCGTGATGCCATCAATAATGTTTTTTCCGACGCTTAACGGATTAAACTTAGAAACTTTATCAATCAGTTTTCCGAACCACGTTACAGCGTCTTTGATTCCATTGATTACATCAGCAATCAAGAGAACAAATTTTTCCGCAAAGTTTCCATTGGCGGCGATGGCAAGGCGGTCTGATTCGTCTACGCCTTTAATAATCCATCCAATGAACACGCCCATGTCGTGGATAACTTGCGCAAGAGACGCGATTGCACCTTCAAGAAAATTTCCATTCATCTGGATGTCGAGCATTTCCGTTTCAGAAACGCCATTTTGAATCCATCCGATAAGAATTGCAAAATCATTGATAAGATTTCCGAGAGCAGTTATGATGTCTGCCACTGTTTCGGCCGCAATCGTGCCGAAATTTACAAAAGCATCGTGCCAATCAGATTTCAGCTGAAATGCTTCTGCTTCGCTTTCACTGCCAAGACCACGCACGGCGACAGAGATAGCTTCGAAGCCAAGAACTGCAAGGCCAGCAACGGGATGCCCGCTAATAGTCAAACCGATTCCGATAAGTGTCATGACCAAATCGCCCAAATCGAGGTCAAGGTCTTTGACGACTTTTTGAATTGTCTCAAATGCAGTAGAGATTTTCTCCTGCCATCCCTCAGGAATCAAATTCCAAATCGCTTGACCGAGATTAGAAAGAGCTTCTTTTAGCCATTTGATAGACTCGCCAAGTTTCCCATCAGTCAAAGAAATATTCCAGCCTTGCGTAAACCCAAGACCCGCAAGGTAAATCAAATCTTTAATACGGGCCAAACCTTGCCGGAAATTTTCGCTATTTTGATAAAGCTGAACAAATCGACCAACGATAAGGGCGACCGTCCCGGCTACTAGAAGTAGCTCTGGATTAAGACCACCAACGATTTCCACGAGCTTGTATGCCCAATCATGAGTGTCTTTCAACGCAGTAAGAAGCGCATTCCCGATAGTCCATGCGGCAAAACCGGCGCCGATAGCAGCAACAATAGGAGCAAGTTTGCGAAGTTTTCCCTTGATTTCATCCACAGCGTTGCCGACGTAGTTCTTGAACATATCGTAGCCGGACAGGTCTACATCGCCCAAGATGTTGCCAGCGGATGCGCCGCCGCCAGAGCCGGAACTTCCCTGTGTGGGGTCAATGATGTTCAGTTCATCAAAGCCCATCGTGTAGTCCTTGAGGGCTTTGGCGGCTTTCTTAGTGGAGTCTGCCGTGTCATCCATTGCGTCACCAATGCCGCCAACACTGTCAGCGCTCTTGGTGAAATCAGTGAACACGACCTTCACGCCCATCAGCTTTGCCACCCATTCAACAAACTCTCGAATGAGCTGTACGGCAGCGATCAGCGGGGGGAGGATGGCTTTCAGGGCAGGGTAGAGCAGAGAGCCGACAGACTTCGCCAGCATATCCAACTGCGCTTTCAGAATCTTAATCTGATTTGCAGGGCTTTGGATGGTCTGTGCAAGGTTGCCCTGCACGTTAGCGGTCTGCTTCATAATGGCAATGTAACGTAGAACCGCCTTATCTGCCTGAGACAGACTAGAAACCTGTTTGTTAAAGCCCAAGGCTAAAAGTTCCTGCTGTAACCGCGCCTGAGTCAGGTCAATGCCCAAACGGCGAATAGGCTCAATCTCACCAGAGATTGCGGAAGACATTGCGGTAAAGGTCTCTGTAACGTCCTTGTTCCAATAGGAACCTTCGTCATAGGCAAGCTGGGTCAGGTTCTTAGACAGAATGTATGCTTTGTCACTTGTCAGACCAAACGAAGTACCCAAGCTCTGGATGGTGGCCATGTAGGTCATTGCTTTGGTCGGGTCAACGCCAAGCAAGCCCTGCATCTTGCTAATGAGCGTATCGGCTTCACCGCTCAAATTGCCCATAGCATTATGGAACAGGTCTGTTGCTTCGTAAAAGTCATTAAACTTCGCAACAGCGTTGCCAAGATACTCAGCGATAGCTTTCAACGAAACCAGCTTTGCCATGTTTCGCATAAAGCCGTTCATCTGATTGGACAAACTGAGATAGCTCTTGCGCTGCTTTTCGTTGGCAGCGGTCACACGGTTCGCCTGTGTCACAACCTTGCTCAACTGCGGGGGAAGCTTTGCAAAGGCGTTGCCTACTTTGTCAAGCTGAGATGCAAGGGGAGTAAGGGCAGTAGAAATCTTCTGGCAGGAGCTTGCAAAAGAATCAAGGTCTGTCGCTTTCAGCTTTTCGGTCAGGTCAGGAACCTTTCCAATCGCATTAAAAGCACTGCCAAGAGCTTTAACGTTCGATGCGTCCAGAATGGACAGCGGAGCCAAAGCGTTAGTGAGCTGAGTAATGCTTCCAGACATGGAGTAAAAGTCCACGCCGTTCAAGCCAGACACAGCCGCAGGGATCTTCTTGATGGCGTTCACGACCGTGTTGATACTTTTTGCGCTTGCGGTCGGGTTTACGTTGGAAAGTACATTTAGAAAACTGGTGATTTTGTCCAGCCCAGACATTCCAGCGGACGCCTGTTTCAGCGTTGCAATGGAACCGGCCAGCTTGTCAAGGCTGTTTACAACCTTCGTGACATTTCCTTTTGTTCGCAAATTAGAAATGGCGGTAGCGAGCTTGTCGATATTAAGCTCTGCACCCTGCGATTCCGCAGAGATTTCTACGGATAAGCTTGTAATATCAATATCAGCCATCACTACCACCATCCTTTTGCTCCATCATGGAGAACATCATACGTTTGATTCGCTCCTGTGCTTCCGCAGCACGTTGGTATTCATACTCTTCTTTCTCCTTTTGAGTAAGGGGAATCGGTCTATCCATGTACTTGATAGGCTTAGACCCTTTCTTTCGGAACATATTGCCAACCGTAGAGGAAAGCGCAGATGCCATGTAAAAACCGTTTCTCCATGCTTCTGCATTGGCTCTGCGTTCTCGCAGCTCCTCTGCGTCACGGTATACCTTAGCCAGCCAGACATCGCCGTGCCAGAACTGCTCGTAGGTCATACCGATAGAGATGTAATAGGCTTCTACATCATGGAACAGCTTGGAGAAGGAGAATGGCTCTCCCTCTCCGTCTGATTCCTGAGATTGTGCGGTTACACAATCTCCCACGTTGCGTTTTTTGCGGTCTTGTCCTCGGTATCAGTTGCCAGCAGAGACTTAGAAGCGTCCATGAACATCTCAAGCAGAACGCCCATAAGGTCTTCCTTATCCTCAATGTGCTGGAACATCTCATCAACGACCTTGCGCTTGATGCCCTTGTTCCGTGCAATGAAAGCACCGTAGAACAGAGCACGGGAGTTGGACAGCAGATTGGTCATCTGGGTGTACTGGCCAATCTGAAAGCCTGCACGCTCGGTGGCTTCCACGCTGTCACGGGTGAAGGTCAGTTCATAAGTGTTCTTGCCATCGGGGGAATGAAAGTTGATAACCTTAGCAGCCATAATAAATGCTCTCCTTTATAAATAGGGGCAGAACCAAATCCGTTGTTCAGTTCTGCCCGGTTTGATTGATTCGATTTTTGCGGTTTAGCCGCCAGTGACGGTCAGGGTCTCGCTGAACTCAGGCTTCTTGGTGAAGATGCAGTTGATGGTCATTTCCACAACCTCGTCCACGCCAAAGCCGGACAGACCAACCTGATGCATACCCTGCCAAGAGAAGCCGGAGCCGTCCTGCATCTTCAGGGCGTAGTACTTCACAGCGTTACTCTCGGAAGTCTCATCATAGCCAGCAGCCTTTACCTTCTTATAGTCGTCCTTGTTATAGTTTGCGGTGAAAGACTTGGTATCAGACTGAACGATGCCGAAGATGTTGACCTGCATAGGGTCAGACAAGGTGGTGGCATCCAGCAGGTTCGGCTCAGAGATCAGGTCAGGCACATCCTTGATGTCGCACAGCTTCGTCAGAGCGGTTGCGCTGTCGCCACAATATAGGGTGGTATTCAGACCGGAGATAGCAGTACTCATAGAATGTTTACCTCCTTAGTTTCGGTAAATCATTCCGTCCTCTCCGATTGTTGCCCCATAGCTGCAATCAATCCGATAGACGGAATTGTTGTACAGCCCATTCAACGGGGCAAATGATTTGCGATAAAATTTAAGCGGTTCAAGAACAGAATCCACGATGCCAACAATGGAACGTGCTTCTGCAATGCGCCCGGTGTTCTTGTTGGAGTAGACACGCACACGCAAGGAAACAGCGGCGTACTTGCTGTGACCAGCAGAATCAATGTGTACAGGAAGATTGCTGTTTTCCTCTATCTGCACACACGGAAACTTCTTGACATTGCTGTCATTGATTTCGCCAGTGACAAAGATGCCGGGCACTTGCTTTCGCAGTTCCTTAGCAACAGCCGTGAAGATGGAATTAAAATAATCAATCAACTATTCCAAACCTCCCTCCACGTTGCTTCGACCTGAGAAGCCATTTCCTCAACAGCTCCCCACATAGCCATAGCTGGTTCGTTGCCATCGGTATAATTCAACTGTCCTTTGCCATCCACCTGTTTGACAGGTGTGCCAGCATTGCCGGATTCGCCGTAGTAGTACCATCTGCGGTTTGCGCCTTGCCCTTTGCCGTAGGAGCCATGTGCACCAACGCCGGGCGGTAGTTCACCGCCATATCCGTTGTGATGTGCGCCAGTGCCAAACTCGATAAAGGCAACTGACTTGCCCTCTGCAACGATGGTACAAGTCCTGTCTTTTTGGTTGATGTAGCATTTCACGTCATTGGAGCCAGCGTATTCCGCATTAGAGAAACGCACCTTTGCGACTTCAAGCCCCAACCAAGAAAGACGAAAAGCAAACGCTCTAGCCTTTTTGTTCAGGGTGGCCTTGTACTCCTGTATCTGACGTTCCGCATCACGAAGTCCGGCATCGCTCAACCTCACTTTAATTTTCACTTGCAGCCACCTCTTTCAGTGCATATAACGTGTCTGTAATATGATCTGCGACTTTGACCACAGTGTAATTGAAGGGTTTTGAAACGTCCGTCTGAAACCAGACGTGTGTGCCTTCGTAAAGCGGTGTGTTGTGCTTTTTGCTGGACGAACTGACAACGTAGCTGTAATCCGTGAACGCTCCAAAAGGGTTTGCTTCCGCAGAACCAGTAGGGGGGCTGACATTCAACATCAGCTTTGCGGGGTCACTCCACGTTTGCGATGTTTCGCCGGTTTCGTTGCCCCATTCGTCCACAACAGGTGTTTTCTCGCCAACCGGGTTCGAATACCACAACGGGCGCTTGTCCAGCGGGCTTCCATTGAACATCAGCCGATAACACCTACTCTCGGAACCACTTCATTCAGCAGGGACTGTGCCACATCGGAGCTTTCCCACACACGAGTAATGCCATTGTTGGTATAGCTCGTCTGTCCGTTTGCGCCGATGTGGTTGTACAGTTCCGCTGCAATGCGTATCTGCAACGACTGATACTGCATGGGCAACTCGTCCGGTCTGTTGCCGAATGGGTAGCCCTGTGCAAATATCTTGTCTTTGGCGAAATCAAGCAGCATGTCGAAGAGTGGGTAGTCCTCGTCCGTGATTTCACGGTCAAGTGCAGGGGCGATGTACTGCCCCAGCTTGACTGCCGCTTCGGAATACTGATCTCCCATGCTGCTTTCCTCCTTTCGCCTTAGTAAGCCTTGATGCAGTACACAGCGTCCATGCGCTCAAAGGAAGGCAGGACGATCTCAGAAGCATAGACGTTGGCGTTGACAGGGTGAACGGTCAGCTCGGTGGTGATGGCAACACCGGTGTTTACGATGGACACGGATGCACCGGACTGGCCAGACAGCAGGTCGGCTTCCTCAGGGGTAGTGCCGTACCAAGTGCTGCCCAGAGCGCCGGACGGAGCAACCACCACCATGCCATCGGGCAGATACCTCTCGCTTGCGCTGTACTTGTCCGCCTTAAACATCTTGTCGTACAGATGAATCTTCAGACCGGTTGCAGATTCGATAATCTGCCGTGCTTCGCTGTCCAGCAGAACGGCGTTTGCCTTTGCGGTGACGGTCATGAACCGATTTTTCACCTCGTCCGCAGCAATCATGTTGCGGAAGGTGGCGGTGTTCATGTACACCTCAGTCACGACCTCGCCAACGCTTGCCAGAACAGCGTCCTTTGCGGCGTTCAGGTCAGCAATGGGGGTAGCGGTGGCAGCAGACCACTTAGACTTGGCGGCACCGGCGACACCACTGATATCCTTAAAGTTGGTGGATTTCCAGCCGCCGTCCGGATCGTAGTTGTAGGTGTAGTTCACGCCATTTGCTTTGATGGTGATGCTAGGAACGCCATTGGCGGGAGCCAGCAGCTGCCAGATCATACGC